AAAAAAATTGATTTTTTTTAATTGTTATAGATTTTTAATAATTATATTCAATGATTTCAAAATATTATATTCAAACAAATGAATCTTATTTAGCATCAATAGAAATAAATATTGATAATTTATTAGAACAATGTATAAATGAAATAGAAACAAATGAACTTTTAATGGTAAATCCAAAAATACAAGTTTATGGAAAAGAATGTATTCAACATAGAAGCATTGGATTTTTCTCAAATGAATCAATTGGATATAAATATTCTGGAAAATTAGCTAGATCAATAAATTTAACACAAAATCTTTCAGAATTATTAAATTTAGTTAATGAATTATTCAGAGAAAATCAAAGTACAACTCAGGAAAATATATTTAATGGAATTTTAGTAAATAAATATTCTAATGGTGAAGATTATATAGGAAAACACAGTGATAATGAAAAAGATTTGTCAAATATTGGTGTTGTAGTGTGTTCTTATGGTGCATCTAGAAAATTTAGAATTCGAAACAAAATGAATGGAAATATAATTGCAGACATTCCAACATGCTCAAATGAAATATGGATAATGGGAGGAAAATTTCAACAAGAATTTACACATGAAATACCAATTGAAAAAAAAGTAAAAAAATGCAGATATTCATTTACATTTAGAAATCACTTAATTTAATTTTTCACAATTTTTATATATTTCAAATAAATTATATTTTATTAAAAAATAAAATAAAAAATAAAAAATAAAAAATAAAAAATATAATAAAAATTGAATATTTTTTATTTGAATATTTATTGTAAATCATTTATAATTTATAAAAATGTTTGAAAAATACAAACCTCAAACTGTTCAACAATTGGTTGGAAATAAAAATATTTTTCAGAATATTCATGATTGGATTTCAAATCCAACAACAAAAATGTGTTTGATTAGTGGAAAAAATGGTATTGGAAAAACTTTATCAGTGGAAATTTGTTTAAAAGAATTTAATATTCAACCATATTATATAGATAATATTGAAGAAAATATTGATATTAATATTTTATCATCATTAAATTTATTTAATCCAATAAAAAATTGTAAAAATTACATAGTTATTGAAGAAATAGACACTATTTCAGAAAAAAATATAAATGAAATTGTAAAAAATATTTCCAAAATTAATGTCCCAATAATTTGCATAAGCAATACAAATTATATTCCAAGTTTCCAAAATATAAAAACAATAATTACAAATTTTAAATTATATGAACCAAAAGTATTTGAAATAATAAATTATTTAAATCCAATTATTAGAGAAAATAAAATAAATATATCAAATGATAATTTGCAAGAATTAATAAATAATTTAAATTATGATATAAGATCAATATTAAATAATTTGGAAATTATTTCTTATTCTAAAAATATAAATATAAATATAAATAATTTAAATAATAGCAATGATGATTGTTTCAAATTAAAAGATAATACATCATTAAACATGTTTGAAATAGGGAAAGAATTATTTGACATGGAAAATGATTTTGAAAAAAAATATAAAATATTCTTTTTAGAAAATTCATTAATGCCTTTATTCATTCAAGAAAATTATATAAATAATGCAATTGGGAAAAATTCAGATACTAAATTAGAATATATATCCAATTCGTCATCATTTTTATCAAATGCTGATATAATTGAAAGAAAAGTTCTTGAAGATAATGAGTGGGAATTGCAACCATATATTGCTCTTAATACAATTAGAGCAACTGAAAATTGCAATTGCAAAAGTATGATTAAATTTCCAGAATTTTTTAAGAAAAAAAAAATATTTAATAGTTATGAATATTCTTCAAAATCTTTTGAAAATTATTTACCTATTCAAAATATTAATACAATAAATAAATTATTAAATGATAAAGATTTTAAAAAAAATGTAAAAGAAACAAAAAAAAAAGAAGTCAAAGAAATTAAAAAAGTTAAAGAAATCAAAAAAAAAGAAATAAAAGAAACAACAAATAGTAGTATCATAAATAATGAAAATGAAAATGAAATAGTTATATTAAAACCATTATTAATAAATAAAAAAAGAAATAAAATTATAAATACAAATGAAGAATTATTAAAAAAAGAACAATCTGAACAGGTTCAAACAGAAATAAAAATATCAAATGAAAATAAAAAAGAAGAAGATGAATTTATATTTGAAGAAGTTATTATTAATACAAATAGCAAAGATTTTATAAATTGCGAATGTGGTTCGAAAATAAAAAAATCAAGCAAATCAACACATTTAAAATCAAAAAAACACTTAGATTTTTTAAAAAATAAAAAATAAATAGTTAATAAATATATTTTTAAAATATATATATTTTTTTTTGAAATATATATATTTTTTTTTGAAATATATATATTTTTTTTTGAAATATATATATTTTTTTTGAAACATATATATTTTTTGAAACATGTATTTTATTTTATTTTATTTTTGAAATATATATTTTATTTTTTAAAATATATTATTTTTTAAATAATATATTTCAAAATTAAAAATAACTAAATTATAATTTAAGTTGCATAAGCCATTCCAACATTGCCTCCCATAAAATGAATAATGTTTATTCTTTCTTCAAATAAATGAAGATCAAAATTATAATCATATATTCTCCACGTTGGTTTATTTACCCCAATAATATTTCCTGTTTCTGGATCACAAATAGTTAATGACTGTGCTAAAGGATCAAGTGGAGGTATTATTGTTGTAAATTCTAATTCTATTTTCGAAAATCTACTCATATTAATTGCTCCTGAAGGTTGCATAGTTGCATTATTACTATCTATGCAAAAATTATAACAATATAATCCTGCAGGAGCATATCCATTTGTTCTTATATATTTTTCTATAAAATTATATACCCCTGCAGGTTGTATATTTTCTCTATAATCTCCATCAAATAATATTCCCAGTGCAACAAGTATCATTTTGTCATTTTGAGGATTATATGTTTGATTTATTAAAAATCCTGTTAAATTTCCATCCGGATTGACTCCTGGGCCAATATAAACAGGAACTAAATTTCCAGATAAATCTGTTTTATAAACTAAAAAATCTCCAGATGTAGGAGCATTAACCACATTGATTGGAAGATAATTGTAAGGCCAATTCGTGTAATTAGACCATTCATTTCTTAAATTTGCATCACTTCTTTGAAAATAAAATAACCAATCTACAACTAATCCAATTGAATTAGTTTCAACTTTATTTGGACCAGTAACATTATGGAAAATTGTTTCTTTTACTTGTTTTATTAAATATTCTTGCTCTTTTTTTGCAAAAACTTTTTCTTCTTCATTTGATAAAAAACAATATGTACAATTTAAATGAATATCAGTATTCCAAAGTTCTCGAGTGTCGGAATAAGAATTAATTCCTAATTCAATATCTGGTGGTGGTTGAAGAAATCTATAAAATTGCATATACCATTGATTAAAATTTGGTGCAACATAAGGATAATTATTTGTAGCATCCATAACATCACGTATTGTAAATATTTGTGATATTGGTCTACAAGTTATATTTATGTGCAACTCATTGTATTGTAATGATGTTAATGGGAATGCCATTTGTGAGTTCAAACCAAACCAATTATTTAATGGTATATATAATATTCTTCCTCTTATGGAAGGTTCTGCACCAATTGGATCATTTGAATAATATGTATTTGGATAAGAATTAATTCTTCCATTTGCATTTGCTGGATCAAACATATCAAGGGTGTGTCCTATCATTGCATCAAATAATAATCTTTTTGTTCCATTAAAATCTCTTTGAACAGATGCTAATAAATAATCACCTGAATATTCTTGTAATGTATAATTTCCACATGTGATGCTTATATTCGAAATCATTTTTGCACCTAAATATTCAATCCATTTAAACTCATAAGGTGCCCATTTTTCAACATTACCCAAATTTTGAGAAATAGTATAATCATTTATTTCTTGAGGTGGTAAAATTGGGCTCCAAATGTTGGGCATATTAATAGATAAGTAACAATCCATTAATAAATCTGCATATCTTGGTATTTTAAATGTGAATGTCGATTCTTCATTCAATCTCAATGTTTTAGCTCCTTCAAAATCAACACGAAATTTTTGAAGTCCAAAATTAGTATATTTTCTATAAGTTGATTTAAAAAATGATTTGGTTGGATTTCCATTTAATAATATATTTTGTTGTCCTGTTGAAACTAAATTTAATGAACCACCTGGCATTATTATTATTATTTATAAAAATATTTTTAAATGTTTAAAATACTTTATATATTTTTGTGATATTACATATATTTTGTACAAATATATATTAATATATATTAATAATATATTAATATGGATTTTAAAAAAATTGTGGGAAATATTAGCGATAATACAACAGTTACAATTATGATTTATGCTTCAATTATCATTTTATTACTTTTTATTGGAATTTT